GACCACATTGTCACAAAATAAAGGCTGGGAACTCACAGACGCAGGCAATGCCGAGTTGCGTGATGTTGGAGCAGGTGCAATTGTTGGATCAAGTTCAGGCAATGGATTTTTAAGTAGTTTAGCCGCTGTGGCCGCAGGAGCCTTGGCTGGCCATGTTGCACAACGAGCACTCAGCGGTCCAGTGCATAACAAGTAAGGAATCATATGTCAAGAAATTCGTGGATGATTCCCGGATCTTCAATTGGTGCAGACCCTGACTTTTTTACAGCTTGGACATTGTTTGACATAAGTCCAAACGACAAAGGCGGTGCACGAAATTTAAGCAAGTTCTTTGCATTGATAAGTGGACATGGTCAACCGTTAATTGCTGGTGTTGAACAACTGTTGGATCAAGACCTGGCCGGTGGCATGTTTGGTGAAAATCATACAGGTAATCATAATGTTTGGTGCTTGAAGTGGATTGCAGATCGTCAAGGTTTGATGAGTGAAGATTCCTTATCTAAAGAATTCAACAATGTTGCTTTGGAACTTGGTTTAGAAGAAACAGCCAACATAGATGGCCAAGTTTTAACACAAGGTCCCGACACAAACACCTTTTTTATTCGGCACGATTCTTTCTAAGATCGGCTAAATATCACTAATATAAACAACCCGTATTAACACAACTCATCCTGGCTCATTGTATTCTGATTCACCTCAAGTATGAACTTGGGTGTGGTTTAATATTGGGTAATATAAGTTTATGAGTGACAGTAAAATTACTGAGTCAACAAGCTTGGAAATGCATGTGGAATTATGTGCAGAACGCTACAAGCGTTTAGAAGAAAAGTTTGATTTGGTTGAAGAACGATTGGGTCATTTGCACGGCGACTTTACTAGTTTTAAGGGTGAAAATTCTAAAAATTTAAGTGAAATTAAAAACATGCTGAGTAGTGCAAAAGACGAAAAATTTAAAACTATGGTGACTGCAACTGCCACAGTTATTGTTGCGTTAATTGGAATGTTAGGATATGTTGTTTTACACTTGCCAAAATAAGTGGTTACGATTAAAACTAAAAGACACTAAATAGCACATCGGAGAACAATATGAAATTTAATGACATTACATTAACAAAAACGCCAGCAAACGCGGCTCGTGAAGCATTGCTTAAAGAAAGCATTGTCATCGACGAGAATCTTTCGGGTTATAAATTACACAAAGAATTACAGCGTGTGCGTGAAGAAATCGACATTCTTTCAAGTAAAGGCGGCGCTGAGTATGCTCGCGCTATTTTACACAAAGAAGTCTATGAAAGTGCATTGCTTGAAGCTGATTTAGATGAAGAAGGCATTGAACAAGCCGAAGTCATTATCGCCGCCAAAGCAATGAATAAGAAATTCCAAGACATGATTGAAGATGTAGCTGATATGCTTGGCAGTGATATGATTACCTTGGTTGACCAAATGAAACAACGATTTGGCGATGGCGCAGGCGAACAATATTCACAAAATGTTAAAGGTGCGTTAGAAACAGCAATTGATACTTTGACAACTACAAAAGATTCGTTAGACAGCGCAATTACAGGTTTAACCAATCCAGGACAAATTCAACCAGCGGATGCCATGGGCGCCGAGCCTGGTGCAGAAGAAGCTCCAATCTACCCAAGCAGTACTGGCCCAGAAGATGAAACTACTGGCAGGGAGATGAAGAGTGATATTGCTTGAACTAACTAGTTTCGATAACGAATTTTCCAACGCCGTTAAGATGTTGATCATCAAAGGTCAAAACGACGGCTTGACGACTATTCCCATGAAACAGTTGACCAGTGATTTAAGTCGCATGGGCTATAATGCATCCAATAATGTAGATGCAGTCCGTCAGCTTATTTCTACTTTCAAAGCAAAAAACAACAACTTAGTAGCCGATGTCAATAACGATCAAGTTATGTTAACAACCATGCCAACTGCTGATAACCAAGACAAGGTAAAACAAGACAAAGAAAAAGTCAGCAAAGATGCAGTTGGACAAGCAAGAAAGGCACTGGGACTATGAGTAGAATAATGTTAACTGCCGGTGAGGCCAGAGTTAAATCTTTACAAGATATTATTGTTATTCGAGAAATTCGAGATATCGAAGAAGCAATTATTGAAGCAAGTTCAGATGGTGCTATGTCAGTGATACTTGGCATTACCACCACAATGGCCAAGCCAACTGCAAGTACTCCTGGTTATGCTGTGGCCGCAGAATATTTCAACACATGGCAAGGCGATAGAGATGATCGTCAAAAGACTTTGCAAATGAACAAGGTTGTTCAATACTTCAGCGACCTTGGATACACAATTGATAGACAAACCAATTTGGTATCAAATGCCACATTCCAGTGGTACATCAGCTGGTAATTAACACCCATGAAGATAGTTGAACTTGAACAACCCATCGTTGGTGACATTGTTGAATTTGAAACAGATCCAGATACTGTGGTAGAAGGTAAGATCGTTGCCGTAACAGAAGATGGTTACATATACGAATTTAGTCAAACTGGTTACACAGCATTAACTGAAGCACACGGCAATAGTAAAATCTACGACAAATGTTGGACTGGTTATAAAAAAGTTCCAGGTAAGAAGCGTGGTGAATCTGGTTCCTGCGAAAAGGTTGAAGAAGCAGAATACCAAGGCCGCGATGTTGCACTTGGCAAACCAATGGCAGGCGATGTTAAGAAAAGCAAGGTATATGTACGCAATGACAAGGGCAATGTGGTCAAGGTAAACTTTGGCGATCCTAACATGCGTATTAAGAAAAGCAATCCTGCTCGTCGTAAGAGTTTTAGAGCAAGACACAACTGTAGCGATCCTGGACCAAGATGGAAAGCCCGTTATTGGTCTTGCAGAGCCTGGTAAAATAGTCATTGACATCTGTCGTTGTTTCGTTTATACTAAACGACAATGATAACTTTTAATCCCAAATACAAATACGAAAAATTAACTAGGATCGATGGTCCTAGTCGTCTTTATGCTACCCCCGATGGTTCTCGGGTTCCTAGTGTAACAACAATCCTGAGTGGTACCGCAGACAAAACATTCTTAATTGAATGGCGCAAGCGAGTGGGCGAAGCAGAAGCTCAACGCATCAGTACAGAAAGTGCAGGGCTTGGCACACTGGTTCACAAGCATGTTGAAAACTTCATTGAAGGTATAGAGCGTCCACCAGGTAGTACTCCTATCCATGTGCTGGCTCGTAGCATGTCTGACATGATCATCAATCAAGGACTTCCAGGTGTTGATGAAGTATGGGGCATGGAAGCAAGTCTTTACTACCCTGGATTGTATGCTGGTACCACAGACTTGTGCGGCGTGTACAAGGGCAAGCCCAGTATCATGGACCATAAGACAGCAAAGAAAATGAAAAAGCCCGAGTGGATGCAGGATTACTTTATCCAAACTACAGCCTACGCACTGGCACACAATGAAGTACATGGCACTGATATCCAACAAGGTGTGCTGTTTATGGCTGATAGAGAAGGTGCATACGAAACATTCATCATCGAAGGTGCAGAATTTAAACATTACAGCGATCTTTGGTTGCAACGAGTTGAACAGTACTACAAACTACAATAAGTAGTACCGTGGAACATAGAACCCTAGAACATTGGTTCCTTGACAAGCAAGGAAAGTTATCAGCCTGGCGCGAGTGGAGACAACAGTTATCTGCAATGGATACTGAATCTGCTTACAACGAAGCCGCTACCTGGTGGAAATTTGTTCCTTTAGTAAGCAAAACCTTTGATCCTTGGAGAGAAGAAACTTGGCCTGATCCTTGGTCATTGGTGGGCAATGGAAGCTTTTGTCCCAATGCACAAGGCCTAGGAATTTTTTATAGCCTAGTGTTGACCAGCATAGATTGCGAGTTAATGTTAGTTATTTTGGAAGACAAACCCCGGCTTATGGTGTTACTACCAAACAAAACTTTGTTAAATTATTATGACGGAGAAACAGTTGACATGAAAAATGCAGACTTCCAAATTTTAAAAACATGGACGTCTAGCGACCTGGCTAGGCTGGTTAAAGTGTAAAGATATTACGTCAGTGGTCCTGGTTAAGTATTTGACCGTTTTATGACTATGGAGCACTACAAACAATGGATAATCAAATAAGAGATATGAGCAAAAGTATAATAAATGTTGTAAAGAGAGACGGGCACCGAGAGCCGTTGGACATAAACAAAATCCATTTAATGGTAGAAGAGGCTTGTGAAGGGTTAGCAGGAGTCAGCGTAAGTCAAGTTGAAATGAATGCAGATTTGCAGTTCAATGATGGCATTACCACTGCTGACATCCAAGAAATCCTTGTGCGTAGTGCCAGCGATTTAATTAGTCTAGACAAGCCAAAATATCAGTATGCCGCGGCCCGTTTATTGCTATACGGTTTACGCAAAGATGTCTTTGGGAAATTTGATTATATTCCATTGTATGATCTAGTTAACAAGAATGTTGAGCGTGGTGTATATGATGCCGAATTGTTGACTCAATATACCGAAGCAGAATGGCGTCAGCTAGATGTCTATATCAATCACGAACGCGATTTAGAATTTACCTACGCTGGCATGCGCCAAGTTGTGGACAAGTATCTGGTTCAAGATCGTTCAAATGGTCGTGTGTTTGAAACACCACAGTACATGTACATGATGATTGCGGCAACATTGTTTGCTACCTATCCAGCTGACAAGCGTCTGAGTTACATTCGTCGTTACTATGATGCAATTTCTACATTCAAAATTAATATTCCTACTCCTGTAATGAGCGGAGTGCGTACCCCTATTCGACAATTTGCCAGTTGCGTGTTGGTCGATGTTGATGACACATTACCTAGTATCTTTAATAGTTCTACCGCCGTTGGTTATTACATTGCACAACGAGCTGGCATTGGTCTAAATCTTGGTCGCATTCGTGCCATCAATTCAAAGATTCGAGGCGGCGAAGTGGCACACACTGGTGTTGTCCCCTTCTTAAAAGTGTTTGAGTCAGTGGTGCGTAGCTGTACACAAAATGGTGTGCGTGGCGGAAGTGCCACTGTGCATTTCCCAATTTGGCACAAAGAAATTGAAGACATACTGGTGTTGAAGAACAACAAAGGAACAGAAGATAATCGTGTTCGCAAGTTGGATTATTCAATCCAGTTAAGCAAACTTTTCTATGAGCGACTAATCACCGATGGTGATATCACATTGTTCTCACCACATGATGTTCCTGGCTTGTACGAAGCATTTGGCAACAACGATGTATTTGATGCGCTGTATGTAAAATACGAAAACAATTCTAAGATTCCAAAGAAGACTGTGAAGGCTATGGCATTGTTTGGACAGATGCTGAAAGAAAGAGCCGAAACCGGCCGCATCTATATCATGAACATTGACCACTGTAACAGTCACAGTAGCTTTCAAGATATGATTCGCATGAGCAACCTGTGTCAAGAAATTACATTGCCAACAGATCCAATTCAATCCATGGATGATGTTGAAGGAGAAATTGCCCTTTGTATTCTTAGTGCAATCAATGTTGGCAATCTAAAAGAGTTAGATGATCTTAAAAATCTAACAGAACTGGCGGTTCGTGCCCTGGATCAGATCATTGACTATCAGCGTTACCCAGTTGCGGCCGCAGAGCGCAGTACCAAGGCTCGTCGCAGTCTTGGAATTGGTTACATTGGTATGGCACATTACCTGGCCAAGAAAGGTTTAAAGTACAGCGACCCAGAAGCCGCCAGGTCAGTCAATCGTTTAACAGAAGCATTCCAGTATTATTTGATCAAGGCCAGTGTGCAGTTGGCCAAGGAAAAAGGTCCATGTGAATTCTTTGGTCGTACAAAATACAGCCAAGGCATTTTACCAGTTGACACATACAAGCGTGAAGTTGACGAGTTCCTTGGCACTGAATTACATTACGATTGGGAAGCCCTACGCAGAGAAGTTGCAGAGCATGGCATGCGTCACAGCACACTGAGCGCACAAATGCCCAGTGAATCAAGTAGTGTGTCCAGCAATGAAACAAATGGTATTGAGCCACCGCGAGCCGCAATGAGTACAAAGAAGAGCAAGAAAGGTCCGTTGAAACAAATTGTTCCTCAATATAATTCATTGAAAAATGATTACTCATATCTGTATGAAGAAGGTGTGCAAGAAGGTTATGTTCGCATTGTGGCCGCAATGCAAAAATACTTTGATCAGGCCATCAGTGGAAATTGGTCATACAATCCAAAACACTATCCAGACAACGAAGTGCCAATGAGTGTGATGTTTAACGACTTGTTGACCACTTATAAAATGGGTTGGAAGACCAGTTACTATCAAAATACATACGACATGAAAGGTGAAGATGAAGACAACATACAATCTGTGTCAGATATCCATCATAATTTACAACCAACACTATTGATACCCGATAGTGACGAAGCTTGCGAAGCTTGCACAATTTAAGGATACAGATGTCAGCAACAGTTTTTAATCAGAATAAGGTAGACTTTACCAAACAAACAATGTTTTTTGGTGAGGCTCTAAATGCCCAACGGTTTGATGTGTTCAAGTATCCGGTGTTTGATAAACTTACACAAACACAGCTTGGATATTTCTGGAGACCCGAAGAAGTGAGTTTGCAAAAAGATCGTAGTGACTACATGGACTTCCGTGATGAACAGAAGTTTATTTTCACTGCCAATCTAAAGTATCAAATACTGCTTGACAGCGTACAAGGTCGTGCGCCAGCAATGGCATTCATGCCATATTGTTCGTTGCCCGAACTTGAAGGATGTATGAACGCATGGCAATTCTTTGAAAACATTCACAGCAGGTCATACACACATATTATTAAAAATGTTTACAGTGATCCAAGCGAAGTATTTGATACCATGCTGGATGATGAGAAGATTATTGCCAGGGCTAAATCAGTGACCAAATCATACGATGAGTTCATTGCCGCGGCACAGCAATTTACAGTAGCAGGCAAAGGTACAATGCGAGATGTCAAGAAGAAGCTGTTCTTGGCCATGGTAAATGTAAACGCACTTGAAGCACTTAGGTTTTTTGTCAGCTTTGCATGTAGCTTTGCTTTTGGCGAACTGAAAAAAATGGAAGGCTCTGCTAAAATTATTAGTTTGATTGCCCGAGACGAAAGCCAACATTTAAGCATTACCAGTCACATCATTAAGAATTGGCAAAGAGGGGATGACCCTGAAATGCAAGAAATTGCACAAGAGAATTATTCAGCCATTGGTGAAATCTATGACCAAGTCGTAGCTGAAGAAAAAGATTGGGCAGACCATTTGTTTAGCCGAGGTGCTATTGTTGGTTTAAATGAACGCCTATTACACCAGTATGTCGAATACATTGGTAATCGCCGCCTTAAAGGGCTAGGAGTTGAACAACGATATGACCGAAGTGCTAACGATAATCCGTTACCTTGGACAGAGCATTGGACAAGTAGCAAGGGACTTCAAGTGGCCCCACAAGAAACCGAAATTGAAAGTTATGTCATTGGAGGAATTAAGCAAGATGTTAGCAAAAGTACCTTCGCTGGCTTCAAGCTCTGAGTTTTCTGAACTATATACAATGGAAGGTTGTGCGGCTTGCAAAAGCTCTATAACCAAACTCATTGACGCCGGCTACGAATTTGATATTATCCATTTAGACGATCATAATATGAAACAGGCCTTTGAGGTATGGGAACATAGATTAGGAAAGAATCCAAATAGTGTTCCACAATTTTGGTATAAAGGCCAATACATTGGCGGTAGTGTTGAAATTGCAAAATTTATAAAGGATAATGATGTTACTTGATATTAAGAAAAATGGCGATGTAGTAAGTTTAAAAATGAGTTCGGGCGAAGAACTCATTGGCATGTATGTTGAAGAAGACAATGCCAACTACACTATTGATCGTCCAGTTACATTGACTGTTGGCCCCAAAGGTGGTCCAGCACTGACTCCTTATCTTATGACTGTCAGTCCAGATAGGACTAGAAATTTAAAAATTAACAAGAACCTTGTGGTCACTGTGGCATCAACTGACACGCAATTGGCCGATCAGTATACTTCTGCTCTGAGCGGAATTCAAGTTGCTCCTAAAGGCATGGTCTTCAACTAAAATGCCGCAAGTACATAGACTAGGAGATCCCAATGATGAAGACGGTATAATTACCGATATTCCTCAGGGAACTGTTTTTGCAAACGAACTCCTGGTCAGTATTGATGGAAGCTTGGTAGAAGGTGGACCCACTGTTACTGCAAACGGTAGCCCTACTGTGTTTATTGGGGGTATTCCAGTAAATCGACTAGGAGATGAGGATTCAGACGGCACTCCCAGAGCCCAAGGCAGTCCAAATGTATATGTCAACGATGGTGATGCCACTGGTAAAGCCGCAACCGCAACCGCCAGTCAATCGGACAATGCCGGTGCAGGCAATACATCACCGCCATCTCCAGTGATAACACCTCCTAATATTTCCAATGCGGCCATTGCGGCAGTAAATGCGGCAGTGATCAGTACCATATTGGAGAATGCCTTTATAGCGGCACCAGCGGCAGGATTACCATTTGACCGACCAGTTGGTTTAAAGAGCATACCTTTGCCTGCAACAGCAAGTGCTAGAGCGGCTGTCGAGGATAAAATAATACAGACTATGATAAATTCTGGTGTCATACCGGCAGCACCCCCAAGTTTGCCGTTTGCAGGCGGCGTGCCTCCAGTGGTTGCAACAGCATCTGCAAGGATGTTTGCAAGTCTTGCAAGCGGCATTGCCACACCTGAAGTATCCAATGTTGCTTTGGCCGCTGTTGGAGCATGGTATAGGCAAAAAATTATAGATCTAGTACCCGAGATCAAAGAAGAAATATTGCCATTCAGCAACAATTTAGATTTAAACAATGCATCTGCATCTATAAGTAACAATGTTGAAGATCAAGTGTTGGATACCAACTATATGACCAGTTCTGCGCTACCGGCAATTGGAGAAGCATGGTATACACAGAAAATTATAGAAGCAATAACCAAAGATGGTAAGTTGCCTGAAGAAAAATTATTACCGTTTGTAGGAGATGATGTATGAGTGAACCAGCAACTGGTGTAGAATTACTGGCAGAATACGAGAACGGCACGGCTGATTATTACCTAGAAATCAGTAAAAACCGTAGAGCGGCCCAAGATAAATTTATGCAAGCGTACCCTAGACTTGCGTTCAACAGAGTCGAAGCGCATCAATATTTGATGGATTTCTTCGAAGAATTTAACAAAGTTGCCGCGAGCCTGCCACAAAATGTCAAAGACTTTCTTAAAGAAACTTTTATGGAGTATGGATATTATGTTAGTTTTAACGGCCTTAGTTTTGATGGATATTCTAATGGACCAATGGTCATCGGCGGCTACAGAGGAAGGGCTATAGCACGGGCCCGCGGAAGCTTGTTGGCCGAAGGGCTTTTAGCAGATGAATCGCTAGCCGGCGCCAAGCGATATGCTACTCATTTATACTCTTTCGCTGAGTATGACTTTGCCCTGTTTAAAGTCAGAGTAACCAATCTAACGGATGGAGGAGAACCTCAAATTGAATATGATCCACCTGAATGGGCTGAAGGAATGCCAACAAAAGTAGACCCAAATTACCAGCCTGGCTAAATTTCGTAAAACTTCCATAAATATAGGCTTAGACATGGGAGTTTTAATCAATGTGTTCAGTAAAGCCAACAAATTCTGGGGCTAGGCAAACTACAGAATCTGGCAGAATTTTTTATCCAAATACACCAGCTGGCAATGCCGCGGCAACAGAGGACATGAACAAGTCAGGTGGCGGCGGCGACAAAGGCCGCCCTGATCCACCAAAAAAGGCTGACCCAGATGATCTTAAAGATTGCTCGACATACACAGATGCCCAATGGGATTCCGGATGTAGTAAAAGTTATCGATTCTCTGACATGAAATACAAGCCTGTTGATGGACAAGGATCTGCACCAGCTGTACAAATTGCCTGTAATTGGCAAAGATTGTGTCAACAAGTGCTGGATCCACTCAAAGCCCAATTTCCTGCGTTGAACATAAATTCTGCATACCGCACCATTGTGCATGACAAAAGCCTTGGTGGCAGTGGCTCAGGAGATCATACATTTGGCAAAGCCGCAGATCTTTCACTTGGTGGTGGCCCAGAGGGAGCAAGAAAAATCTTTAAATTCATAAGAGAAAATAACTTACCATTTAGTCAATTGTTGTTTGAAGGTAACTGGACACATGTGTCCTTGGGTGGTGGCTCCAATGCGGCCAGTGCCATTGGAGTTGCTCGAGATGGCAGAAACTTTTCAAGTTGGCACGCCAGAAGCGGCGCTGGCCTCCCCCCAGATTTAGCATAAGTATCGTACCATGGCAAATATCCCGATCATACCCGGTGTTTCAGTTACCCCAATGGGCATACTCAACAAACCGATCAAAGACATTGTTTGTGCCATTCTGTTTGGTGGCATCAACAACATGCTCAAGGGAAACTTGCTGTGTGTAAACTTGGATCTTGAGCAGTTGCTGGACGAACCAATTGTTGCAGATTTAAAAGCTGAACTGTTGGATTTGAAAAATGATCTCAAAGCACTGGAAGAACTGTCCGGCATTAAAGATGTACTTGGCAGAGTAAATCAAGCTGTTGCTGAAGTGCAAAACTTGCTGGCGTTGGATGGCTTATGTAAAATTCCATTGAAGGCTCCAAAAATTCCTGACATTTTAAATTCAATCATTGATGCAGAATTTAACAATGCCAACGCCATTCTAAATGACATTGGCAAACTGACCAAACCCAAGTTATGCATTGATGCCAAAGGCGGCCTTAATACTGGCAGTTACAATCCCAAAAGTATTCTTGGTAGCATACAAAAAAAATTAAAAACGGCCACTGCCATTCCTGGCCAACAGTTGAATGTATTAAAAAAGAGATTGACTCAAGTCAGTGCTGGACTAAAGGCCAGTGTCAACAGACAATTGTTTCCAGACTTTAGACACAAAGCAGATTTGACAACAGGCAAGAAATACAGCAAAGGTGGTGCCGGAGTGATATTGGCCAGCAAGGCCGAACAACAAAAACTCTTTACAAAAATTCGAACAGATTCCGGCACACCTGCAGGGCTTCTTGCTTGGCAACAGGTTTCAGCCATGCCCGGTGCCAGTGCTGAAGAAATTGTAGCATCATATCCGCCTGGCGACTCCAGTCTCAAAGACGCAGTTGGCACAGCGCAGACACTGATCAGTGGAATGAAAAAAACTGCAAGTTATCCTTCCACTGTCAATGGCATTGCAAGTGCAAATGTTTGGCCAGGTGTACTGGGACCAGATTTATATGCCATGGCAGTGGCCGCAATGAGTCCACAGGATCCATTGTTTGTGCAACAGGATCCACTGTACGACTACTGCGGAAAATTTGTTGGCTACAACGAAACAGTCATCACCGGAGACTCAGATTACAAAGGCGGTGATGCCACGGCCGACGCAGTTATTAATCCTCCTACAACAAATTTTGAATTTCTTTGGATTGAAGATCGTAAGTGTTGGGCAGTGACCGGCATACAAAGTGAACAGCTTATAGATATAGGTAGAGATAAAGGTCGTCAAGGCATATATCTTACCCGTTGTCCAGAAATTACATTGCATCGTGCATACAATCATATTCTCAGCATTCCTTCTTACGATCCAGGCGACCCAGATGCAAAGCCATCACCTATTCCGCCTGTTCTAGCACCAGAGTTTTTTATATGCAAAGTAGGTACCAATTTAAAACCAAAGATTTTGAATGGAGAAATTGTTAAATTTAACAAAGGCCTGAGCAGACTTGAAACATCTGAAGTGCTAGAAGATGCTAATGGTTGGTTGCCAAGCGATTCAGAGCATGAAGAAATTATCGACGGCGAGCCGGTAATTGTTAACTTGCCAGGCATAGACGGGCCAGAAGGAATCAATCGTAGACAAGAAAATCCATTGGGCACCACCATGTATTTTTCAATTGAACAGACCAGACATACTGGCACTGATCAGCCATTGTATCCTGACAAAGACATTTGGTGGTACAATCCAGAAACTCTGGAAACACATCGCTGGCTTCCAGATGATATTGGTGGTGGTCAATGGATTCCAATATCAGACCAGGACCGTGAGGACACCTGGTATGGTTCAAGTTACAATCCTGCTGAAATCAATGTAAATTATTTGGCCTACAGCAATCGAGATGGTAGCATTTTTGGATTGTTTAAATTAATTTAATATATGAAGCATCTTGAAGAAAACAACATGAGTTACTTTGAACACTTATGGTTCGCTTGGAGCATGGCACTGGCACTTTTAGTACATGGACTTGTTCCGCCCTTGTTTACAACATACGCATCAGACAAAATAAAAAGTAAATCTAACAACATAAGTTAAATAAGCATATATTGCAAATGATTTAATAGGTCAATCAATAAATACAACTTTAAGGAGTAGCCAATGAGCACACAACATTTTCGCAAATACATTGATATAATCAATGAAAATAGTCAGGCAAACACCCAACTCGACGAGGGCATTATGGACATGCTAAAGCCATATATCCAAAAAGCTGCCAAAGCCTTGATGTCAAAATTAGACCCAGAAACTCTACAAGGACTAAAACAAGCCTATGACCAATCAGGTGGCGACAAAGATAAAATGATGGCGCTGATTGGAATTACAAAACAAGATCTAGCACCACTGGCCAAACAGGCTGGCACGCAAGAAGCAGGCATGAACGATCCATTGGATAAAGTACTGTTTGGTACAGGCACTTCGTTAAAAAGCAAAGTGTTAACTGGAGTATTTAATATTCTACCACTTGTAGGTATCTTAGATTTGATAACTGGTAACACCATTGGCAATGCGTTGCAAAGCGCAGGCGGTAGTGTTCTGTCATACTTGTTTTATATAGTGAGTGCCGTGTTAATTTGGGGTGCGGGCAATTATGACTTTGGCGACATGGACCGTAAAGGTGGTAGTAATCCACCAGTTGGTTTTACCAGCGACGGTTCATAAACTTCAAGACTTGACAAAATTATAGACTAGTGCTATAATACAAGTTATTGCTGTATGAAGCAAAGAGAAAAGTGTTCTGGACGGGGGTGCGAATCCCCCCAGGTCCACCACAAACATATTCGACCTCACACGCGGAGAGGTGAAATTTAACAGAGTATGTTTTTGATGGGCCTGACCTAGATTCGACAGGGCAACAAGTAACAGAGTGGACAGCACGACAGCGATAGTCGTAAAAACTAAACAAAAGTAACCGCAAACGACTCACAGTTCGCATTAGCGGCCTAACAGCCACTTAGGGTAGGAAATACCTCGTAACAGAAAATACCAGAAAGCACCTTCGGGTGCTTTCTTTTTGGAAAATTGCGAATAGTCAAATACTATAAGTATTAGCCTAACTTATCAAAGAGGAACCTATGCCAGATCATGTAATTGCAACTGAAACAGATACACAGGGACAAGAAATTAAAATTTTTAACTGTACTGCTTTGGTTGGCAGTCCTGTTTATACATTCTATTTAAAAAACTTTGTAGAGCTAATTGAAAATGGACATGCATACCCTCATATTGCATCAACCAATCGTACTAAGGCAATATACGCTACCATAAATGGTGAGGTGGTTGGCAATATCATTTACGACTTTGATGATGAAACAAAAAAAGTAACATATCTAATTTTTAGTTGCGTTGACAAGAATTATAGGCGGCGCGGCATTTTGAAAATAATGCATCGTTACTTTGAAGAAACTATTAAAAAAGCTGGCTCAGTCAGCTTATACAGTTTTGTTCACAGAGATAATGCCGCCCGTATTGCTAGTTGTAAGTCACTTGGGCTAGAACCAATTGTACTTAAAATGATAAAGAAATTAGTGTAGATTTGTTGTAAAAATACAACACTTGACCATTGTTTCCTTTTGTGCTATACTAGCATTCAACTTAGGAGTTATAATGGAATTAGTAGAAAGAGCCAGAATTTTTGCAACAGCGGCCCATACCGCTGTGGCACAATTACGGAAGTACACTAATGAGCCGTACATTGTGCATCCTGCCGAAGTAGCCAGCATTGTTGCCTCAGTTCCGCATACACCCGAAATGTTAGCGGCCGCTTGGTTGCACGATGTGGTTGAAGACACTGGTGTTACCAACGAAGTAATCCGTGCTGAGTTTGGTGCAGAAGTTGCTGAGTTGGTTGGCTGGTTGACTGATGTCAGCAGGCCCGAACAAGGCAATCGTGCTGTCCGCAAGGCCATCGACCGGGCACATACTGCCGCCGCACCTGCTGAAGCACAGACTGTAAAGTTGGCCGATTTGATCTCCAACACCCGTAGCATTGTAAAAGAAGATGTTGCTTTTGCCAAAGTGTACTTGGAAGAAAAGCGGTTATTGTTGGAAGTGCTGACTCGCGGAGATGCCGCATTGATGGCGGAAGCCAGAACAAGTGTGTCTAAATGATCAGCGAACAAGACCTTGTGTTTCGTTTAAGAAAAAGAGCAGAGATCCGGAGGCAAATTCAGACTCGAAAGAGTGTACAAGAAGGAGCCCCGGATCGAATTGCCGACCTGCTGGAAGAAGCCGCAGATGAAATCGAAAGACTTAGAAAAAATGAACCAGCCTAGATTATACATGTTGATCGGAATCCCCGGTGCAGGTAAAAGCACCTGGATTAAAAATCAGCCCTGGGCCCTGGGGCTGACTGTGGTCAGTACAGATGTGTTTGTAGAAGACCATGCCAGGGCACAAGGCAAGACTTATTCAGAAGTGTTTGAAGAATACATGCCCACAGCAATTGATCTAATGATTCAACAAGTTGTGTTTGCACAGGAGCATGGCCATACCATAATATGGGATCAGACCAGTACTACAATTAAAAGTCGTGCTAAAAAGTTCCGCATGTTGCCCGACTATTATCACATTGCTGTGGTGTTTAAAATACCAGACCATATAGAACTGGACCGCCGCTTGGCATCAAGACCTGGCAAAGTAATTCCAGATCGAGTGCTAGATGATATGATTATTAATTGGGATGAGCCAGAAGAAGAAGAAGGCTTTGACGAGATCTGGTATATATCGTAATGAAAACATGGGTTACTTCTGACATACATTTTAGTCACACCAACATTTTAAAATTCTGTGCTGACAGCAGACCGTTTCACGACATTACGGAAATGAATACTGCAATTATCAACAATCACAACAGTGTAGTTGGTTATGATGATTTGGTTTACATACTAGGTGACATTGCATTCACTGATGCAATTTCAGCATCCAGGCTGTTGAATCGAATGAATGGAAAAAAGATTCTGATCAAGGGCAATCACGATGTCAAGCTTTTAAGAGATCAAACTTTTAGAAACTGTTTTGCAGAGATACACGAATACTTGGAACTTGGCTACAAAGAATTCCGGATTGTATTGTTTCATTATCCAATTTGGGAATGGGATATGATGCATAGGGGTGCGTTACACTTTCATGGTCACTGCCATGCTAGGCCCACCACGGTGCCTGGCAGGATCTTGGATGTCAGCATGGATGGAAACAATTGCTTTCCTTACAGTATGGATGAAGCAGTTCAATTGGCCATGAAAAAAATTGTCAGAAGTCACCATTAATCATTGACAACTGCCACAGCGTCAGCTATAATAAAATTTGTAATAATTATTTTAGGAGATTTATATGATCACAATGAAAGAGTGGATGGAATTGGTTGACTATAAAATTACCGAAGGTAGTGAATATGGTTGGAGTTGTTATGGCCCAAATTCCTACAGCCTGGACAGTTGGAATGGTGTTCACGGCAAAGGTGGATATAGTTTTAGCATTGTATTCAGTACTAAAACACAAAAGGTCTACGAAGTCAGTGTATGTGACTATACCAATGACCGTGCCTATCGTATGATTGTGGAGAACAAGCAGGACAAGCACCGCAAGGAAGCAGAATCCAAAAGCGAACTGGCCAATCAAGCATGGGATGATGTCAACTATATTGATTTGGATGTGGATGATGATTTTTTCCAAAAAGCACTGGCCATCAAAGACGGAGAT